TAGAAAGATTAATGCCTTTAGCACTATCAACTAAGAACTTTATCATTTCTGTTTTCTCGTTGTCATTTTTTTCAACGAAACCGATGTTCTTCATAGGGCTGCCATCAATAGGGCTTACCTCTACCTCTAGGTCTGATACCTTTACGATACCGTTGGAATTGTCCCAGAATACGTTCTCGAACTCAACATCTAAGTTGTCTCCCTTAATCATGTCTACACCATCAACTTTCTGAACTGAAAGAATGTTTGCAAATTGGTTGGCTGGGTTGTCAACAAGAGATAGTTCAATAAGGTCATATTCCTTAATGATTCGAATAGTCTTATCCATCTTCTCATCGTAAGCATCTTCATACTTGTTCATGCGGCCACCGATAGAAAAGCCAGAAAGGGTGCCATCTAGGACCTTTTCCCAAGTATCCTGAGCACCCTTTGAAACATATGCAGAAACGTAAACTCCAGTATAAAACTTCTTTGTATCAGAGTCGAAGTACTTGTCTTCTTTAAATGACACCATCTTGCCTACAGAGATTGGCTGGTGCATTTCACGAATATTACCACGGAACTTTGCAAAAGCCTTTAGGGATGCATCTGTAGTAACGATATCTGACTGCTTGTCGACATTGTCAAGCGTGGCAAATCCAGAAACGATGCGTCGTTCCTGATCTACCTTGCTGAAAGGCATCGATAGACGAACATTGTCGCCATCGGTGTCCCAGTGTGCCTTCGATATAGTCATACTACCTTAATTATAATGTACGTTTTTATTAAATTGTTATATTTGTGCAATAAATTATTATACCAGATTATTCAGAAGAATTTCCCTCACCTTGAGGATTTCTTCCAGAAGTTGTTGCTGGACCGTCAGATTGATTGTTTGCACGCTCTGTATCTCTTTGACGATTGTCTGCCAAATTAGCTCTAGCGTCAGTGGCCTGCCTTGAAGACATCTCAAATGGCTCATCGCCATCTGGACGCTGTGGCAAACCAAGGACCTCTCGTGCCTCGTTTGGAACCATAATCTGAGTCTTAACATATCTCTCAAGAATCTGAGACTGAGTAACTTCATCTGTCAGGGTTAGCTCATTGAACTTTAGCTCAAGAACATCGGTCTTCTCTTTGATAATCCTACCAACAAGCTTTTCGATATTTCTCTGCATAGGCCTTGCAACCTGCTCTTTAAAAGTACGATCCTGTGCAAGGGCAGCTGCAATGTTAGAGGAATCAGATCCACCGATCTTAGAAAGCGGAACTTGGTGAGCAACAAGAATATCATCACGGTTACGAATACGATATTCGTTAAATGATGCTTCCTGTACCCCATTCTCAATAGGCTTCATCTCAAACTCTACCTTGTTTTGGTCTGTATCTCCAGGTAGTGGAATGTAAAGAGTTCTGTGGGACTGACCCTTTAGGTTTGTCTGAAGGAACCTAAATAGCTTATCTTCAGCCTCAGATGATAGCTTTGCACCCTTTAGGGTTACAACATAACGTGGCACAGCCTTATTGCTAAAGTAGTCAATATTGTACTGTGACGCTAGCTGGTCTCCGTGCAAAGAAGATACTGCAGACATAATGTCTGGAATACCGTAGTATGTGTTTAGTGGGGAGTACTGCTTAAAGTGAATTATCTCGTTTGGACGAGGATCCCCAGTAATTGGGTTTGGATTGTTTGCACCAAAGTTACGGAAGTAGACAACCTTGTGTCCAATAATCTGGACATAGCCATCCTTTAGTCTGCGAACACGCATAGTTGTTGCAGGAATGTGTCCTACATATCCGATCTCACCACGAATAGTTCTGCCAATTTCCAGGTAGCCGTTTCCAGTTGCCTCGTAATCGGTAAGAACCTTCATCATCACGTTAGTGAATGACTCTTCGTCATTAAGGTTTTCTAGCCAATCACGAAGCTCAATCTTCATTCTCTCAATACGACGACGAGCCTTGTCCCGTGCTGAGTCATTTTCGTTGGCTTCAATAGCCATCATAGTTCTGTCTGAAACATGGAAGTCATATCCTAGACCAACAATGTTTTCTACCTTAGCATCAATAGCTGCGTGGTTAGCAAAAGATGTGTCGTAGAAGTTGGCTAGCTCATAAAGGTTCCAGGGTGGAGTGATAACATCAAACATTCCGTATCCATTACGGTACACGGTTCCTGGGTTAATCTCTTTAGATCTTGCACCCTCAATACCCCGATTTACAGAGTACGCACTGTCTAGATATAGAGGCGTATTTACATCAATATCTTTTGGAATTTGAGTCTCATAAGCTTTTGCCATTCTGTCAGAACGACGCTTAAAGTTTTTCTCAAGCCCAGATAGATTCTTTAGCTCTTCCCAAGTCTTAACAAATGGGTCTTGAGCCTTAAAGAGGTCCTCTTGCTCACCAAAGTCTGGTAAAGAGATGTCTCTGATGTAATAATCTTCTGACGACATTAGCCTTCATCTCCATACATCTGTAGAGTTTGTTTAGCAGCAGCAACAGCACCAAGGTCATTGAGATTTGGGATAAGACCTTGCTGCATTCTATCTAGCTGCTCTGAGTACTCTTCATCAGTTACTCTTCCCATTCCTGGAAAGAAGATCGGCTTGCCATTTGGCTCACCGTGATAAGCTGCAGCTTGGCGAAGCTTGTGCAGCTGGATTTCGTCACCCCTATGGGACGGAATGTTTAGGATGTTTCCCTCACCATCCGTAAACCATTTACCGTTTTCTCTCTGCCAAACATAAATACCCCAATCATAGTTCTTGTCTAGGATTGTAACCTTTGAATTACCAATTTGATTAGGATTTTTCTTATTCATAACCAATAGTATACCATATTATACGGCTTGGTATACGTTGGATCTCCAAGAAACGTTTTGATAGAACTTATAGCTGTAGTCTCCAAATGTTGTTTCTACAGAATCATCAATAATAATCTTATTTGTCCCTGTATAAACCTTAAATATGTCAGAAGGGCTTAATCCGTCAAAAGTTGTTGTAGAAATAACCAAAACTTCTTCCCACAAATATGGAATAGCATTCCAGTAGTTCCAGTCAAGGGTTAGGGCACCTGCCTTCTCAACTTTAAACCATGGACGAGTGACAACGTTTTGTTTTTCTTGAAGACTCGTAGACTTGTAGTAGGAGATGTTGTTAAATGTCAATGGCCCATTTAGTCGTAAAGCACCCTCATAGTTCGAGAAGTCTTGAGTATTTGCAAGTCTAATACCAAGCATTGACCATTCCTCTGTAGTTATTGTAGGATCCTTAACTAGCTTGCCATTTAGGTAAAACGCTACCCCATTCTCCAGCTGCCCTCTAGAGTTAATTGCATAAATCTTTGCTCGCTTTCCTCTAGGATGTGTTGCAACCATAAAAAACTTTATGTATGAGTTTTTGCTTTGAAGCTCAAATATTTGAGTTGGTGCATATGGAAAAGAGTTTTGGTCAAACTTAATGGACATCTGCATAGCGATTACCTTATAGTTGTCAGCACGTGACTGATTGACTGGTATGGATATTCCCCTATTAACTAGTGGATCATACTGGCCCTTAATTGATATTCCGCTATTTTTAGTCAGGTATAGGTATGGGGTACTTCCCTTGTAAATAGTAAAAGGATTCTTTTGCTTGTATGTAAAGTAAAATCCATCCTTCCTATATGGGTACATGTCATTACCAAACCTAGTACCAATTGGGGTTGGAGATGTTTCAGACAAAGAAAGAGATGCATACTCCAAAGACCTAATGGTAATTGGAGAGTCTTCTGTGCTAATCGTATCTGCATGAATGTGAGTAACAATTGCAAGGTCTTCAAATGATACCGAGGATGGTGGATAAATAATCATATTATCTACAACCTCGTACTTTGTATTTAGCCAATTGTCTCCAGGAACAAGTATGCCATCTTTTGGCGGTAATTCTGTATTTACAAAGTAATCAGATGTTCTATTTGCATTGTCTGCAAGAAGCTGAAAGGTTACATAGGTTTTCACAATAGAGGATGAGGTATCATACTTATAAGTGCTTTGTGCATTATTTTGAAGATCTGAATAGTTCTCATACCCAGTAAAAAGCTGATTATCTAATGAGTCATAAGATCTCTGAATCGGATTGGAAGACTTATCCTTGAGCTGCTCGTATGTCCAGGATCCAGAAACTTGCTCTTGAATAAACTTTGACGGAGCTGGGTAGTCTATATTAAACTGTATGAAGTCTAGATCAAGCCTGTCGTCTCCCTTTGCATCCTTAACCTGCTTAGACAGTGCTGAAAGTGGAATGTAGTCTTGCCAATACGAGTCTGCCCCAACCTTAATTCCAAAACCAGATATGGTATTTCCCAGGGACAAGTGATAACTGGCTATATGCCCATTTGCAACGCTCTCCGCATACTGTCCTAGAGTTCCTCCATCATAAAGGAATTGAAAGATCGTAGTACTATACAGCTCAGCGTCAGCTATTTCTGGACCAATATTACCATCTACGAACTCATCAGAAAATGCCACTCCGTCATCTGCAAAGATAGAGCTTATCTTGCTAAGGTTTCTAGATGAGCTTACACCAACAGCATATATTTCACCTAAGAATGTTTGAGAAAAGTCTTTTCTTCCACCAACATACAGAGACATTGTCGATAGCTTACCAAAGAACTGTGCTACAAGACCGCCATAGTAATCGGAAAACTTCTGTATATCTATTCCTAAGACAAACTTTTCCCCTAGAAAAGATCTAGCTTTTGATGCGACTACAACTTCTGAACTTCCGTCATTAATAATATATTCAATAGATTCTCCATCTATAACAACTTCAAAGTAGCTGCCAGAAAGTCTATCCTCTGCTAAGAACACAGTCTGCCTAACGCTATTTGGAGATGTCTCCTTACAAGTAACATATATAGACTTAATTGTTTCTGAAGTTAAAGAAAGATTCTCTACATAGATATAGCCATCGGTATCATACCAGTCAGAGTTTGGCTTTAAACAAATTGCCAAGTCATCCCTATTTGAGTTATAAGTTTTTAAGTCTTCCAGCCACTCATCTCTTGACTTGTTATTAAAAACAACAGAAGGAGACTTGTTCTCTGGGAAAGACAAGACGTTTCCATTTATAGAAAGGTTATCTCGTGCCCCCTGCGACCATCTTGCAATATTAGGATAGTTATAGTTTTTAGAGTATTTGGCAAATGGATAGTCAATAAAAATTGAGCTACCACTATACGAATTGTTAATGTTTTCTGGAAACTCTACACCCTGACCATAAATAAATCTACGCTTTGCGACCTGAAGAGGAACCTTGTAGCCATAAATGGCGATAGCATCTATCTCCAATGGAAACACATCTTCATAAGCCCAAAATCCTAGCCAATCATTATCAAGGGTTACGTTATTCGATGTTTGATAAAGGTCTGGGAATGAAAATAGGCTTGCGTCAATAAAGCTTTCGCCAACCTGCTCACCATTTACTATTAATGATATTGATGAACTTGAATATCTAATCTGAATAAGCATTGGTCTAAACCATTGACCAACATAATGCTTTATTACAGACTCTCCAACCTTTAGGGATATGAATGGACCATTTAAGTAGATTCCATCAGTACCCCTGACGTTTCCAAAAATTCTTCTCTCTTCTGACGAACTGCAATCGGCACGTAGCCAAAATTCAAAAGTATAGTCGCTATATTTTCCAGACTCATTCAGGAACCCTAATCCTGGAATAAGAACTGATGGAGATGTTCCAATTTGCTGCAGAGTTGTTGTGTTGTTTGCACCATATACCATTGGCATGCCATAGTTTTTTGCGGATAGTGCATTACGCCTTACCAGATAATATCCGTTAAGCTCCTGAAGCCCATATGCTGCAGCTGGAACTCCAGTTATGCCAGATGCCCCCAAAATATTAGATGGAACCACTACTGGGGTTACACCTAATGAAGTAGCATTAAACTCTTCTGACCACTGCCCCAGAGAAATACCATTAACCAAAAAGGAATAGTTCTCCTGTAGATCTCCCTCAAAAAATCTTGCATTGATTACTAGCCTTAATGATGAGTTTTGCTTTGGTGGCAGGAATGTTTCAGAGATAAATATCCAGCTTTGGTATACCTCTGTTGAGAAAAACTTAGTATCTTGAACCTTAGCACCGCTAACATCGTCAAAGTACTCATATCCAATCTCAAAACCAGAGATATACGGGGTATTTGAATATAGGAAAGCCCCAATGCTAAAAGTCGCAAGATCTTCGTTTATACTAGCCATAGACATTATATCTGGGCTAACGCAAGATACAGAGAACTCTCTATCTGAAACTTCTACAGCTGAAACCTGAGACACAAAGCTTTGAGGAAATGGCTCATCAAGAATTGATGGAATGTTTTCTGATAATCCATTATCTATATCCCACAGCCTAAGGTCTCTATTTGGTTCTGAGATCAGGGATACGTAGTCTGCGATGTCGTCTAGTGGCCATAAAGCAACTGGATGTTCTGCAAAAACCTTCTCTGCGTATAGATTTGATGGGGACGACATACTGTTTATTTTACCACACTAAAGGCTAAAATCCACGTATTTCCCAGTTGTCCCAATCAGTCTTATCATAATCAACGTTTGAGAACCAGGCCTTGCCCTTTGGTCCAAGCCATGCTTGGGATAGATATAACATTCCTTCAGATACCTCAGAGATTGCCCTCATCTCAGAATAGTTACCCTCTTCAAAAATAACAACATCTCCAGGAGCAATGTCTAAGACAGTCTCTACACCATTGTCAGAATTTACAGACATCATCTTTCCACCAACAAAATCGTTATTCCAGCATACATATGCAACATATGTCCCAGAAGGCTTATCCTTGTCAGTCTGTGGTGGCTCAAAGGCACCTGGTCGATATCTTGCAATGTAATACTTTGAAAACATTGGTGGCAAATACTCAACATCTTTGTGAAGTTCAGAAATATGATTAAATAGTCTTCTAGAATATTCCGAAAAGATTGCTAAAACCTCATCTGGAAACTCTCCCCTAGTTCTAATATCAAAATTTATAGAGTCTTGAGAATACAGGTTATCGTGCAATGGTGGGTGATCTTCTTTTGTGTGAAAGTGTGCATCTCTGGCATAGTCTATAACCGTTGATACTTCTTCACTAGAAAAGAAATTTTTAATTATAATCACTTAAAACTCATTCCTGAACTATGGCTTGGAAGGTTTGACTTTCCGCAGCTGTTGCATGTTTTTGCCTCTATCTTAGTTACTGGACAAACAGAAACATTGTAGTCGTGCTTGCCAAACAAACACATGATTTTGCTAAAGCTCAATCCAGAGTCCCCCAAAGTTGTGAGGAGTTACGTCATATGCAATTGTGATTCTTGGCTTTTCAGAAAACCAGTCATCTCTACCGTGAGGATGTCCTGTTTCAGACAAGATAGCCCTATTATTTTTGTTTATATTTTCAAAGATATTTCCAGACTTGTTTATGTCATAATAAGTAATGCTTGGCTCAGCATTAACGCAGTAATATCCGTGGAATACTGGAGATCCCTCCCCATTCATGTGATCATGAAAGAACATGCTATTCTTGAGAGGATTTACCCCAAAATCTTTATTCTCTGTAGCAAAGTCTAGATTAAACCATCCACTCAAGTAGAACTGAGTACCTTTGTCAATTGAATAGTGGTCTGATGCTTCAGACATCATTTCTTTGATAGCATCTTTCAGGGCATGTATTCCTGGGTGGTCTAGCTTAAAGATATTATAATATTTTCCAAGCTGAGTTGGTGCACCATTAATCTTATTGAAAGATGAAATGACATCACTTGGCACATCAAAAATATTGTCTTCCAAGATCTTATCTAGCAAATCTGTAAGATAGTCATTTAAACTATCAAGATCGTTATCTAGAACTCTCTCAAAGAATCTATGAGATGGCTTGCTGCTTAGATTAGTGGTATCCAATGTTGCTCCTGTGAGTATCCTGCCTCTTTTAGATATCTAAGAGGGATTAGGTCATATGCTATGGTAATTCTTGGTCCGTCCCAGTCCCAATCGCCCATTGCGTGTGGGTGTCCCATTTCTGAAAGAATAAATCTGTTATTCTTATTAATGTTCTCAACTTCTTTGTCAAATACCTGATAGTACGTGCTGCTTGGCTCTGCACTTACGCAATAGTATCCATGGAAATTTGGTGCACCATATGGTCCATGATCATGCCAATTTAGCTTTCCAGACTTAGAATAGTTTATGTTAAACCATCCCTGAATCATGAACTGCTCTTTTTCAAAGTCTAGATCATAGTGTTCACAAGCTTCACGAGCTAGGGATGCGATACCCTTGTATAGGTTATATACACCATCTATGTGAAATTGAAATACGTTGTACTGTCTCCACTTAATTGTAGAAACGCTATTGGAGTCTCTAAAGAAGTCATTAACGTCTACTGGAGTTACCCCGTCAATCTCGGCTCTTTCAATTCTCTCATACCTATCAAAAAGCTCTTTTGACAAAAGCTCTAGATCATTGTCTAAGAAGCCCTCAAAAAACTTATGTGGCTGTGGTGACTGACTAACGCTTGGAATAGGACTCTTCATACCTTCATCTTTCTATGTGTGCTAATAAATTATAGCACAAATAGATTTTAGATTGGATATGGGTTGAAGTTTGGAGCAAATCCAAATGGTGAGAATCCGAATGCCCCAAACGGAGAGAATCCAAATGGAGAGAACCCGAATGGAGAGAATCCGAACGCACCAAATGGTGAGAATCCGAACGGCGAGAATCCAAAAGCTCCAAATGGTGCAAACGAGAATGTTGTCGTTATGCTATTTGAAGCAGCAGAAACCACAGAGCTTCCATTTGCATTGTCTGCACGGATCGTATAAGTCTGTGCAGTTCCCTGCTCCTGAGAGATGTCTACAGTAGTGCTTGTGGTGCTACCAGACTTTCCATCAGACGACTGCCAGAAGTAGTTTGTGATAGCCTTGCCACCGTTAGCTGGAGCTGTCCAGGTTATTCTGTCAACTCCTGCTGATGGGCTAGATGCAGTTGGAGCAGCTGGTGTAGCTGGAACTGTTGTAGCAGTCACAGTAGTAGTGCCAGATGCAGGAGATGTTCCAGCAGCATTGGTTGCAGTAACAGACACTGTATACACAACTGCAGATGCCAAACCAGTTATTGTAAGTGGAGAGGCTGATCCAGTAGCAGTCCTTGTTGTCTGACCAGCAGCTGTTGCTGTTGCAGTATAAGAAGTAGCTGCGTTTGGCCCCTGGTGAGTAAATGTAACGGTCGCTGCACCATCATTAAACGCTCTGTTAGTACCAACATCGGTAGCTGTACCAATCAGTGGTGCGTGTGGAGCCAAAAAGTCATTCTGTTGCAGAGACTTTCTTCCTGCTCTTTTGTTTGCTGCCATTTAAATTATCTCCCTAATCTGTTAATTATGCGGACAAGTCGCCGTAGACTACCCAAGTGTTAGCTGCCCTCTTGAATATTGTAGCAGATGACCACTGAGTACGTAGCTTCAATCCTGGTGTTGCATTAACGGTTACTCCACCTGCTCCAGCAATTGTTACCTGTCCTGCTCCAGTCTGAAGAATATCAAATGATGTTCCTACTGGATAGTTAACTGAGGCATCAGTTGGGATTGTCAATGTGGTACCAGATGCAGAGTTAATCTCAATGAGAGAGTCTCTGTCTGTTAGAACTGTTGTGTAGGATGCTGTCTTCTGGCTAATTGGAGTCAGAGATGGGACACCCTGCTTTGTCTGAGTGCCATCGGTAAAGATGATTCCAGCAGCAGTTAGGTTGTTAAGCTTTAGGTCATCTAGTGATCCCTGAGCAAAGTTGATGGTTGTGGTTGGCTCATCAGTTACACCCTTGAATAGCTTCCAAGCATCATCAGATGCGTCACGAGCGATACCAGTGTGCTGATATGTACCATTTCCAAATGATCCAACTAGACCAATGTCAACTAGGTTAGTTGTGTTTCCCTCACCGATATAGATAAGTGGGTCAGAGACAACTAGATCCTGAGCCGAAACTGTAGTTGTTGATCCAGAGACAGTTAGGTTACCAGAAATTGTTAGGTTACCAGCCAATGTCTGTGCAGTTGCTGACTTAAGAACTAGGTCTGCTGTGTCTGCAATTCCGTGTACGTTAGTTGTGTCTGAGTTGTGAGCAGATACAGCTCCGTCAGCATGAGTTTCAGCAGCAGCCTGGGCTGCGTCAGCCTTAAGGGTTGCGTCTGCAGCTGCAGTTGTTTCAGCGGCAGCCTGAGCCAAGTCAGCCTTGGCCTGTGCACCAGTCTGAGTCTCTAGCTCTGCAGTGTCAGCAATGCCATGAACGTTTGTTGTGTCTAGGTCGTGGTTAGAAAGGTTAGTCTCTAGTGTTGTGTAGTTAGAAGAAACCGTTGTTGTCAGGTTTGCTAGGTCATCAGATACAACGCCTAGATCTGTCTGAATTTCAGAAACAGAAGTTTCTACAGTTCCCAACTCTAGGTTGATAGTGTCTACAGATGTGCTAAGTGTTGTCAACTGACCACCTAGAGTAGCTGTCTCTGTTTCTAGAGTAGTAGCTCTTAGGTCAAGAGATGCCACATCTTCTGAAAGTCCAGTGATGCTAACACCGTGACCAGTTACAACTGTGCTAATTGAGCCAACTTCAGTGTTTAGGTCAGCAATTCCTTGTGCCTGGGTTGTAGTGGCTGTGCCAAGAATACCTAGCTCAGTGTTTACACTTGTGATAAAGTTTGCGTCATCTCCGATGGCAGCAGCAAGTTCGTTCAGGGTATCAAGAACTGCTGGGGCACCATCAATTATGTTTCCAAGCTGAGAGACTGGAACCTGGCCATTCTCGTCTAGAGTAGCAACACCATTTGGCTCTGCCTTTTCTGTTAGTGGAACATAGTCATCGAAGCTGCCACCAAGAGCAGTCTCATCTAGGAAGTAACCAAGGTCTAGCCACTGGTTGATTCCGTCACCCATCTTAAACTTGTTGGTGTCGATTTCAAAACCGATCTCACCAGCTGCCAATACTGGGTTTGCTGATGTCCACTGAGCCGCAGTTCCTCTGCGTTGCTGCATTCTAGTTGCCATTTAATCTACTCTCCTAATGGGTTCTACCCATACTTATATAATTATACTGCTATTTTTTAGTTGTAGTTGTCTACAGCTATACCGCCATCAAGTACCTGAGTCCAAACAGTTGTGTCTGGAGAACCTGCATCTAGGCCTGACCCCTGTGGGTCATTGAAACTTCCTGAGCTAATGAATGTTGAAACAATTAATCCAGAGCCATCAATAGATGTGTCGTGGATGTGTTGTGGGATTACAAGTGTATCATCAATGGTTGCAATAGTTAGCCAGCTACCGCCATAGTATACGTTTAGTCTTTGTGTCAACGTATCAAACCACAATTCGCCATTATCTGGAGAAGAGGGAGCGGTAGAGTCTACTGGAACAGATACATCTGAAACCAGGGCATCAACATATGACTTAGTCACTGCGTGATCAGCCTCTGTAGGAGATCCTACAACTACTGCACCACCGAAGATACCTCCGTTTGTGACGTTTAGTCCATGCTTGACCCTAAAGTCTTTATCTGTTGTAGCCATTTACTACCACTCCCTCTTGTCTTAGATTTTTAATTATACTAGAAGTGTACCTACAACAGTAACTGTAGAGTTATTGTTTGTAGTTGTTACGTCTAGGGAAACGTTTCCATTGGAAACGGAGGCAGAGATTGAAGATGCAGAACCATTTGTTCCAACAATTCCATACTCTGTGATTGCAATGTTGTCAGAAGTGTCTAGGGTCAAAAGAACCTTTGAGATTTCTGTGTGTGTGCCATACGCAACCTTAACTAGGAACTCTGCAGAGCGGTACTCTGTAGCTACCCAAGCAAATGCTGACTGGATTCCAGCAGTAGCGGCAGATAGAGTTGATGCAACCTGCTTAGCAACTGAGTCAATCTCAATTGCTTCGAAGTTTGGAACAACTGCCTCCAAGGCATCTACTGCACGAGCATCTGTGAAGTACAGGTTTGTACCTTCTGCTAGGTCAGTAGTTGTGGAGTCTGCTACGCCATTCTCAGCAACGAAGGAGAACGTATTTGCAACGTCATCATAGGTTACAGAGATGTTTGTCTGAGTTCCACCAGCAATTGCGGTAGCAATAGCATCCTGAGCTCGCTCATCTGTGAAGTATAGGTTGCTTGCTCCCTCAGACAGGTCGTCTGTGGTTGAGTTAGCAACACCATTCTCACCAGCAATAGTGATGGTTCCAGCATTGTCATCGTAGGTTACTGTGATGTTATCTCCAGCAACAATTGCACCTGCTGCTGCATCAACTGCTCTCTCATCTGTGAAGTAGAGGTATGAGGAGTCTTCTGCAACATCTGCTGTTGTCAGGCTAGAGACTGTGTTAGAAATGGTTGAGATTTCTCCATCAACGTAGCCCTTAGTAGCTGCATCCTGAGATACTGTTGGATCAGCAAGGTTTACTACCTTGTATGTGTTAGCACCATCTAGATTTGCACCTAGGACAGATCCAGTTCCAAGAGTCTTGTTCTCTAGAGTCTGAGTGTCTGTGGTTCCAACGAAGTCACCAGTTACACCGTGAATTCCGCTAGTGATTAGCTCGTGAGCGTCAATCTCGCCATCAACATAGGTCTTGGTTGCAGTAACAGTAGTGTCAATTGCAAACTCAGTTCCAGTTAGGGTTAGACCGTTTCCAGCCGAATATGTTCCAGCACCAGAGAACTGGTCCCAAGCAATTGGGTCAGTGCCTAGAGTTGTAACAATATTTTCCTGGACCCATCCAGTTCCTGCATATGTGTTACCACCAGAAACGAATACGAAGTCACCAGCCTGAATTTCTCCAGCAGTATTGTAGTCTGCTGCACGAGCAAGGTCTCCATTAATTACAACATAGATACCGTTTTCGGCTGCAGAGGTCTGACCTGTTAGAAGAACTCTGTCATTCAAAGAAAGGCTAACACCATCTACAGTTGCAGGAGCAGTTGGTAGAGACACATTGGAGTCTGCCAAAGCAACAACTGATGCGTGAACGTGAAGTCCCTCAGCAACTGCGTCTACATAACCCTTGGTAGCTGCATCAGATGCGTTTACTGGCTCAGCCAAGTTTGTAACTGTGAATCCTTCTGCATCTACATCTGCACCTAGGGTAGTTCCAGATCCCAGAGCCTTGTTTGTAAGAGTCTGAACATCAGAAGTTCCTACAACGTCTCCAGTTACTCCGTGAACACCAGTTGTTAGGTTAGAGTGATCTGATACGGCAGTTGCAACATCTGAGTCAGTTGCGACAACGCTATCGTCAATCTCAATCTGACCAGCTACGCTAATCTGTAGACCATTTCCTAGGTCTGCAGAGAATACACCAGTAAGGTTGTTGTAGCCTAGGCCATCGCCAGCAGATACTGCATCACGAGCACGTGTATCTGTGTAATATAGGTTTGTAGTACCCTCAGCTAGCTCATCTGTGCTAGTTGGAATGTCTCCAATTGCATTCTGAACTGCAGTCTCAGTGTAGGAGTTAGCATCAGTGATTGCTTCAGACTTTGCTGTTGCAATTCTATCCGTTACTGTGTTTCCTAGAGTACCGTCAACAGTTACGTCGCCAATGTGGCTATCCAGTGTAGCGTCTGTAACAACGGTGTTTCCTGTGTCAATTGACCCTACATATACGCCTGTTTCAACACCAGTTGTTTGAAGAAGAATGTCTCCACCAACCTCAACTCTAAAGTCATCAACTGCGTTAACTCTAACGTCATCTGCTGTTAGTCGAATGTCTTCGCCTTCTGAGGCTGCAATTAGAAGCTCTCCGTCTTCAGAGATACTTCCTGCACCAGGGATAGTAATTGTGTTTGCTGTAATTACGTTTGCTGCAAACGAACCGTTTACATCACGCTTTACAACTGTGTCTGGTGTGTTTTCTGCTGTTGCAGTACCGCCAATTAGACCAACAATGTAGTCTACGTCATCCTGCTTCTTTGTAAGAATGTCAAAGTTGTTGATTTTACCAGTGGTACCCTCAACAATAAGACCGCTCTTAATTTTAAAGTCTTTTACGACTGTTGCCATTTTTTATCTCCTTGGTTTGTTATGCCTTAAGTCCCATACGTGCATAACGTACGGTGACTGGCCTAATTGCTGGATCTGGGGTAACAGTTAGAGCAACTGTGTCGCCAGCCCTAGAGACAGTAATGGTGCCCATATTCCCATCGTTGTCTATTGTTCCATACTCTGAAACGGAAACGTTTTCTCCGTCAACAAGTAGGGTTAACTCTGTAGCGTAGAACTTGTTGTCGCCCTCTGAGGTCTTAGAAATGGAAACTAGGTACTTGACCATTCTCCAAACTGTAGCATCAAAGCTATCAATCACAGTTGGGTTCTCAATACCACTGATGGTATTTTCGTTGTTTCCAGATGTGCCTAGATCAGTAGCCTGACCTGCAACGGTATCAATAAGATCTAGATAATCTTCCTGTGTAGGACGATCTCCAGTCTCAAAGCGTGTTTTTACATAAGGGATAGAGGTTCTTGCCATGGTTTAATTATACTGGCGTTTTACAAAATGTAGTTGCTGTAGCCAATTACCTGAATGCCAATGCCTGGAACATTATTTGGACCATACCCTTCAATCCCAATATTCGTGAATCTAACTCTAAAAGGAACTGTCTCATTTATTACCACTGTCCGCTTTGTGCGGACTATATTGAATATTGGGAAAAGCTTTGCAGACAACCTTCTGGTTTTAACCTTCTGGTCATCTATAATGACTGCCTTAGCCATTAGTCAGTTACATCCTCAAGGATAATCATCTTACCCTGAGCTACCGTCCAGACAATCAGATTGTTGTCTGTTGATAGCTGAATGTCAAAGATATCTCCAGTCTCAAGCTGGTAAGACTCGTCAGCTGTAAGAGATACTGTGAACTCTCCTGGTGCATCATCTGCATCTGCAGCTGGTGTAATGTTTAATACTAGCGTTGCATCATCAGTAATAACTCCAGCATTCAAAGAAGAGTTTGGTCTCTTAATTTTCATAGCAATGTCCCAGTCTGGGATATTTAGTGGCTGCTTCTCGTCATCAGTAACATATACCCTGAATGAAGCAGTGTCTCCACGAACAACTGTCCAGTTGACAATTGGTGGTCTATTTCCAACATCATAAGATGAAGCAGATCCTCTAGTAGTAGCCATAAGTTTATTATACACTAAGCCAAGCCAGCTTTAAGTGCCCCCCAAGTTCCATTTCCCTTTGCTTCAACAATGATCAATCCTGAGGCTGCTGCGTGGGCAACGATACCTACAGCACCTCCAGCATCTTGTTCAGCTGTAAGTCCTCCAAATTCACCTGCATAAAGAATGTCTCCTGCAGAGAAGCTGGACGTATTCACATTTTCTAAAATACCAGAAACAACAACAATGCCATTTACTCCAATAGCTATGTTAGTTTTTGCTAATCCCAAAATTGGTTGGGTTGTTGAAGAGTTTGCTCTTGCTACCGTTGTAGCAGTTGTATATCCAGTTACGTATACTGGATCTCCTGCAAGAATTGCCTGATTGCTGCTATTCAAAACCCTAATTTGCGAATAAGATGCAAGTGGTAGAACGGCTTCAAGCTTTTCAACTAGTTGACGCAAGTCTCCGTGAACGTTAACTGGATCCTCAGATAGAGGATAAGGAAGGTCATAGTTTTGAGATTCGCCAGTAGCCATAACTATAAGTATAACATGACAAAATAACGAAATAGTGGTATAATTTTAGGACAAGACCCTTAAACAAGGTCTTTTTGCTTTAGGAGGTGCAATTTGCAAAAGATTGCAATACTAGGAGCGGTAGTAGTTTTACTTGGCTGTTCTTCAGCTACCGTGGCTGATGACCATAAATCATTAAGTACAATAAAATATACAACAAAGCCAACGATTGGGACAATGTCTTTAATCATTGAAACAAGCAAGACACAAACAAGACTTGAGCAGGAAGCTGCTGAAGCACTACAAGAAAAGATAGACCTAGCTGAATACAACAAGTCGCTTCTAAAGAATAAGGAAGCTCTAGGCAAAAGACTTGACCTACTTGAAAAGTATGTAGGTAAAACCTGGTATGTATTTAGTGGATCTTCTACGTCTGGATGGGACTGCTCAGGAATGACTAGGTGGTTTTATGAAGGACTTGGAGTTGAGCTAGAGCATTCTGC